AGTGTGTCCATCATTTAGCAATCTTTGAATAAGATGATAAGCAATGAATCCAGCACCACCAGTTACAGTTATGTGTGACATATATTCTCCTTTTTAATTTCTACGTTTATATAGCGCAATCAAAATTCCTAATCTTCATCAAAAAGTGTAGCAACAGGTTGTAGTTCTTTATCGACGTGAATACCCTTATCTCTGCGCAGTTTTACTTTAGCATCAATGGCACGCCGAGCATCATCACATTTAATGCAATGGTTAAATGGTTTTGGGTTTTTTCCAGTAAGGTGGAAATAAAAATCCGATGTGGGTTTATGCTCTCCACATTTGTTGCAACGTTTTCCTTCTACAGTAGATTTACCAAAAAGATTATTAACTAATTTAGGTTTTGTAAATCTGTTTGCAACAGGAGTGTCGCCACGAGTTTTATTAGACATGATTTAAACTTTCTGCGTACAGAACATAAGGTTAATACCCTCAGCTTCTGCTTCTGCTGTTAAGTGAGTTTCTACCTGGTGATTACGAGGGAGATCAATAGACACCGTGGCTTTAGTTACTGGGCAAAAGTATTCGGAGTGTACACGTGGTACTGAAATACCGTAAACTTCAACATCAGTTTCATATGTGAAATCTTCTTTTAGATGTGTGATAATCTTACGATTGGTTGCTTCACCCGCTGGATCAACACCATAAGTACCAATACGACCAGCCCAACCATTTGTTGAGCCAGCTTTACCAATCTTAACTAAAGTATCATTAACATACATGCCATAAACAATATCACCCATTGCCTTATAGTCACGTGTTTCCATACCTTCGGCTTTAGTGAAAACTAATTTCTCAAAGGTCCGTGATGGTTTGTTGTTATTGATATTTGTTGTATGGTCAGCAATATTAAAGTGGCCAAGGTATGTGCCAGCTTTTTTAATCTGTGCTTCTATAGAAGTCTTTGTCATAATATAAATCTCCATCAGTGTATAAGATCATTATAACATAACAATATACTAATGTAAAGCAAAAAATGAACAAAATTTAAATTAAATTGTGTTTCTCATAACATATTCTAATGCACGATCAGCTTCTTTTTCAAGAGGTCTTGATTTATACCAATTGCCTGTCTGTTGATCCAACTGTCTGCATAATATTGCTATTTCTTTAGAAGTTATTGGATAGTTCATTCTAACTGCAGATGCAGCAATAGAAACCATGAGCTGATACATCTTACGATACCAACCAGTACCAGAGATCATATTATAATCATCAATCATTTTCTGTGATACGAATGGGCAGTTATCATACGAAGACCATCTGATATCTGTATTAGTCAAACGATTGGCTCTTTCTCTTAAGATTGCTTCACGAATTGCTTTTGGTAGTTTATCAATGACACCAACATTAGTTTTTTCAACATATGCATGTTCACTCATTAGAGCATAAGGATCAATGATGTTCCCATGATTAGTAAAAATAAAGTTGTTAGCACCAGGATAAACAGCTGGAACATAATACATTCTTGATAAGTCTTTAGTCTGTTTATCTCCAATTGACTGAACTTGCTCGTTGAGAGCAAACCAGAAGTGGCGGATTTTATCAGCTGGGACTGGTACGCTAATTGGGAAAACAAGCCTAAACTTCGGATGGTCGACAGTACTACTAGCAGTACTATAACAAACATAATAATAATCACCGTAACGGCTGTGTAACTCATCTTTTAAATTGCCTTCAAATTTGTGTTCATCAACATCGATTGCTGCCCAGGAAGACCATTCAACCACATTAGCATTAGCTCTTGTTGTACCTGGCTTATATGTTGCAGGTGAAATAAGAGGAGATGCTTTTTGTTTAGGTCGCTCACCCTTGGCAGGCTTGTATCCAGGCTCTTTGGCAATATTGTATAGAAGCTTCTCAAACTGTTCAAAGTCTGAGAAGTCCATACGTTTTTGAGTCTTATTATCAAATAGGTTGTCAAAGAGCGTGAGGGATATCAATCGTCTGATCCTTTAATCTGGTCTTCATCCATCCAACGAATAAGATTGGCTTCATTGAAGTCAACTGCAGGATAGAATGTACCACGTGATTTTTTAGTAAGATTTGGTTGATCAATCTTTTGAGCAAAGTCTTTAAGATCATCTTCAGTTCTGAATCGAATGACGATTGCAGCATAATCTTTACGATTTTCTTGCTCAAAGGCAGGCATATCATCCCACCCTAGTGGATCAAGATCATCTTCTTGTCCATCTAATACAAATAGATTAGCACCTTTAGGTTTGCTCATAATATGGTTCCTCCGCATTTCCAAATTCTGTTGTTGCTTTTTTATACTGTGATAATGTTAACTTGTGTGGAACCATTCCATACTCATTAACGCCACTTTTGATTTCATAATCATCACGATAGATTAATTTGTTCTTTCTAAATGAACTATAATCAACATGGTGATGCCATCTGCCATACCGTTGAACTACTCGTACCAAATCTGGATGTTGATCAACAAGGGATTGTGCAAACTGAAGACGATTATCGCCATCCACATATACGTTATCTGTATTACCACCACCCATAACAAGGGTAGTAATTTTACCGCAGAGAAATGCATTAAATAGAATAGTACACCAATCATCTTTTAAGATATTCAAACTCAGATCAGTGTCTTCATTATACTTACCACGCCAGCGATGTTTAATATCATTGGATAGCAAGATACAAGAATAGACACGTGTGTTTAGAGTGTATGGACTTTTCTTCTGAGACGCTGGAGCAAAATACTGATAGTTCATACCAGACATTTTAACATTCTTATAGCGATCAGTAAAGTCTTCACACAATCTAATCACGGTACCAGAAGTAACTTTAGTTTTACGGTTCTGATGAAGTCGATAGAAATGTTTGATATTATCATCCATAATCCAGTGACGTTCGTGACCTTCTTTGATAGAATGTTCCCAAACAAAGTTACGAGCTGGAATACCACCACCAATTCTACCATGCTCATCAGGGATAGCATACTTAGGATTTTGACGAAAGTCTTTAGGTAGTGTGATGATTTTATCAGCAGAGATACCTTTGTTATAATCATCGAATTCGCTTTCCTCAATAACGATTCGGTAAGGTACTCGCATCTCATCAAGAGTTTTAGAGGTGAGCCGTGAGTCGGCTCTCCCCTTAGAGATAATATAAATTGGATATTTTGGTTGCATTATTTGTCACCTTCTTTCACAAAGACTCCATCAACCATTCTACCTTTACGATCTTTAATATCATCATATGCAACTGAGAGACATTCTGTTAGACTAACATTATTACGTTCCATAATATTAATAAGAACAACCATAATGTCGCCACAGTCATCTCGGATATCTTTACCCTTGCAGATATTATCAGACAGCTCACCCATTTCTTGAACAAGCTTCATGAATTGATCTTTATCGGTAGAACCATCAATTAGGTTTCTATCGTGATGCCATTGTATAATTTTTTCTTCATAGTTCATTTGTATATTATATCCTATTTCTTGTATTTTGTAAAGCGTTTTATTTATGATCTTTGCAAACACGGGCTCTTAAACCACTTGAGCTAAATCTATGATCACGCTTATTAAAGTATAATTCAATTCCACGATTGCGACATTCATCTTTACCAGTGAAATCTTTCTGACGATATTCTTCGCCAAGGATTCTAATATCAATAGGGTACATGTTTATAATATCAAGCAAGTCAGCTTCAGTTTGATATATGATAACTTCATCAACAAACTTTACAGCTTCAATCTGTGCTTGACGTTCAACAATAGTCTGAATAGGACCATTCTTTTCTTTTCTATCATAGCTAGGGTCTATCTGTAGTGCTGCAATAAGCCAATCACATTGCGACTTAGCTTCCCGTAACATCATTATATGACCAGCATGCAAAAGATCAAAAGTACTTGCTGTTAAACCAACCTTCATAATATATTCCTCTAATAATTAAACTGGCAAATTGCTCCAAGTCTTAAGCTTTCGACGTTTAGCATCTGCACATAACTCGACCGAATCCATATCAATTAGTTTTTGTTCAGCGAGTAGTTTAACCATACACATGATATCACCAATTTCGGACTCAAGAAGATCATAACCTTTATCGAATCGCATGATTTTAGATGCTTCAACCGAAGCTTCAGCACATTCTTCCATAAAGATAACTAGCATTTCTTCTTTGGTATTCATAACATTCACCTTGTTTTAATAAGTTATGGTACTATTATAACACATCTTCGACGTGTTGTACAGCTTTATTTTTAATTAATTTGCCTTTTTCAACAACAAAGGATTTTACTACCGAATATGAGTCACACCTAGTATATGATCTCCCACCATCAATCATTCTATTACCAACTTCAACATAGTCATGGCGATGAGTAGAATAGTGCAAATCACCACTATCATCTTCAATCATGTCAATACTTAGTTCTGCTACAGCATCATCTGCATTAACAATAGTAATTACTGCATCATTAGCATATTGGTTTTTATACAGCCCAAAATAGTGATTACCAAACTCAGGGTGAGGTGTCTCACGATAATATATGTCTGCAGCGTAATCTGCATGTTTATATAGCGCAGTAGTACAAACATACTTAACAGGCACACCATCTTTCTTGGTATAGTGTGCTTCCGTTTTAGAAACATCTAATATAGGAACATGTTTGATCATACGAAAAAGTCCTCTAATGTGTTCTTATCTTCAAGAGACCAACCGATTGCAGAAAGAATAGGATCAATAGGATCAAGGAAGGTTTTCTGAAATTGTGTATCATAATTGATATACTTCTCCAACTGAAGTTCGGGAGGAAGATATGTCGGAAATGATATAACATTCTCTTTGATAGGATTTGGAAGTTTGAGATAACAGAACTTGACTTTCTCACCATTCTGAATCAACTCATTAGTCTTGTCAAGACCTCGGTCTTTCATATGGTGATTATATAACAAAGCACCACGAACATGGATTGGAGTACCCTTGCCATAGATTGAAGACCGATCATGCCATTTAAGAATATCACTAACACCTCGAGGGAATGAAACAGCTTCCGCAGGTAGAGTGAAGAAGTGATCTTTAAACTGAAGAATGGCTGCACGGGTATTGCTTTCAGAGCCAGTAACAATAACTTTAAACAAAGCTTTCAGTGCATCTCTGCATGCTGATGGCGTTGATGATTTAATTGCTTCAATACCCATGATCTTGAGTTTAGGTTCAGCATAACGAACACCCTCGTTGTCATGCACATTTAAGATGTATCTTTTCTTTGCAGTCCAGATGCCACGATCCGCAATAACTTCACGACCCATCTCCATACGAGGAGTATAGGACTTAAGATTATCATGTAGCTTTTCATAACAATTGTTAAGCATAGGCTCAAACTTATCTTTACAGATTTTATCAATAGTATCAACAGTGTTATTGGCAATATACTTATTGGCCAAAGGACCGAAATTAACATAAACCGAATCGGTATCAATGGCAATAACATAATCTTCATCTTTGTCCTCATCAACAATTTTAGACATAAAGGCATTAACATGTTGCTCGCCCCAGCGGATTACAGCTTGACCAGTAAGCGTAATGGCTTCGGCTACACGTAAGTCGAAGTAACGGAAGTAACGATTACCTAGAGCGCCATAAAGAGAGTTAAGAAGGATTTTAATAGCCATCTGTTGGTTTTCATACCGAGAAATATCACGCTCGATATTATAAACAGCTTGCTTATCACTCTTGTCAACTGATTCTTTAAGTTGTTGAGCATCAAGCATCTTACGTTTAACAAGTCTACGTTCGTTATAATAGTCAACAATGATTTTAGGGAGAACACCCTGTTCTTCTTTCTTAAAGAAGACACCATTGGCAGCCAGTGCATATTCTGGAGAAGGATTCTTGAACCCTTGCAGAACCATATCTGGATTAATATCAACACGTTTATCTTCAACAATTGTTTCTGGAGACATGTTCCACTCAACAATGATGTTTGGATAAAGTGAGTTAAGGTCAAAAGATACCACCCACTCATGCAGACCAACTTGCGGTGCTTTAACATAACCACCAGGATAATCTGCTTTAAACTTATCTTCATTGGGTGGAATAACCACACCACGTTTAGACAAATCTCGGTAGATGATTGAATCCCAGATTGCGGTAGTACCAAGTGTCTCAGTATAGTTAACACCACCACGATAAGCCATAGTCATAGCCAGAGTAATGAGACCCATCTTGTCTTCAAGGCGCTCAATCAACTCAACGTCTTTGATGTTATAGTCAATAAACTTTTGGTGATTGTTCTTGTACAAGTCGTGAAGACCAGTGAACTCATCATATGATATCTTATTCTCACCAAGAACAACGTGAGCAATATGATCAAGTTTATATGATTCTTGAGTGCCATATGAATAACCAAACTTCTTGAACAACTCAAGATAGTCCAGTTGAGCAATACCAGTCAGCTCAAAGAACTGCTGAGGTCTGCCCATCATAGTGATCTCACGTGCAGACACTAAGCCCCAAGGTGAAAGCTTTTTAACAAAGTCTTCACCCAGGACTTTAGCAGTGCGATTAACCAAATATGGAATATCAAAGAAGCGAGTATTCCAACCAGTAATAACATCAGGGCAATGTCTGTCACTATGCCAGTGTGCAAGAAATCTGTGAAGAAGTTCTTGTTCGGACTCGCATTGGACCCAAACAATCTGAGAGGTGTTTACTGAGTCAAGTTCACACTTACTAGGATCATATTGATTTAGACCCCAGACATAATAGATGTCATCTATATTGTTTTTAATGCAAATTGAAATGACTGGATAGTTAGCATCTTCAGGTTTAGGGAAACCCTCGTCAGAAGCAACTTCGATATCAATATTAGATACATTAATAGTATCTCGGTCAAACTTAATATCGTCTGGCCATTTCTCTTGAATAAACTGTGCAACAAAGTTTGTGTTGCCATAAAGAGTACTATCACGACCTTGGACATCATTCCACTGTTCTTTGTACTCTTTGACTTCACGCATGGTGTCAAACAATTTAGGAGAAACTCGCACATTGTTCATAGTATAAGCAGTGCCGTTAGGATCTGCTTGATACAATGTTGGGGCGAATTTTATTCGGTCGACAAATCTATTGCCGTCTTTATATCCACGATAGAGCAGGTTATTGCCCATACGACTGACATTAGTATAAAACTCCATTAATCATCTCCACATTCATATTATAGCTCATTATATCACATATCGTCAGAGAAGTAAACAATTAAATAATAATTTTTGATGGTGCAGTAAGCACTCGACTGAACATAGTCTGCCACTGAGATTTAAGATCATCTACCGGGTCCACCATGAACATAATGAAGCTTTCTTCAATTTCCATGCCATTAGCTGCCTGGGAGTATGCCATAAATGGAGCAAGTCCGAGTTGATTTTGTTGTGTGGGGATTAGAATAGCAATGTCTTTAAGATTTAGCTTACTTGATTCAGTCTTAACAACTTCACAGATAAGTTCTTCGCCAGTTGAAAGACGTACGATTTTGATATTAGTCATAATATTTCCTATTATATAAAAGTGAAAAGGGCCAAGCTATCAACTCAGCCCTTGAAAGTAGTTATATTTACAAATCTTTTGCATCAGTGAGCATCAGATACTTTGCTTCATCATGGTAACCCATTCTATGAAGTTCGGCTGCTGCTCTTGCTTTTCCTAATGATAGGAAGAAGCTATTAAATCCACTAAAGAGACCACCAACAGGGGCTAGGGCAAATTTCATTACTGCTTCAGTCATTAGAAACGTCTCCTTGTGTTGTCATGTTTATGATGAGCAACATTATAGATGTCTCCACGACATAGGCCGATATCTAGTAAGTCTTTGTCGGATAGCGAGTTTAGCATCCTCATAGTCTTCCTAGCTTCTGAAGTTTCCTTGCGTGTTGATTTATAATCTTTAGCTAAATCAAACAGTCCGCTAATCGCTTTCTGTAAGAAGTTGACTTGTGTTAGTATGTGTTGCATTTTTGGATTCCTCGTTTTTTCCAATGTTAATTCTACGAGGACGCTGATCTTCTGGGATAACATACTTCAACTGAATTGCTAGTATGCCGTCTTGAATATCTGCTCCGTGCACTTGCACGTTTTCCGACAGCCTAAAGGTGCGTTTGAACTTCTTAGTGGAAATACCACGGTGAATGTACTCGCGACCCTTTTTCACATGCTCACCTGTTACGGTTAGCGTGCGTTGGTGAACTTCTACATTAATACCCTCAGAACTAAATCCTGCAACAGCCAACTCGATTAGATAATCTTCGTCGCTAGTCTTAATGATGTTGTGTGGGGGATAGTGATCCTGAGCATGCTTTGCAGTAAACTCAAGTTCGTTAAATAGATGATCGAATCCCACGAAAGATGAACGTGGAAATAGTTGTTTCATGCCTGTCATTTGTTTCTCCTTTTTCAAGCAAGATAGTAGTATGAGCCGGAATATCCGCACTCGACTTTATTTATAATATTATTTAGATGCTTTCTGATCTTTTATCCATTTTACTGCAATTCTATTATCAGGTTTACTTTTAGACCAAGTCATGACCTTACGGTACACAGCCATGGTGGCACCCTCAATATTAGAACCAGTAGAATTGTCTAAAATCATCATACGGTCTCTAAATAGGTTTTGGAATTTACCCAGATTTCTCTGAACGTCTTTCCACATCTTCACTACCATTTCATCAGGTAATGATCTGCTTCGAGCATTATTACGCTCTAATGCTGTATCCATGTCAGTGTTGACAAAGATCATAGCTACAGCATATCCAATTGCACGTAAGTCATCAACTTGTTTTTTAATTTTGGCATAGTCTTTACCAGTGCCATCAATAACCAAACCAAGTCTACCATTTAAGGCTAACTCCATTTTTTTACCAGTAAGGCGCTTGGCTGATGTACGTGCTGCCTGTCCTTGAGCAGAAGCAATATCATCTGGACTAGTTGTGAGTCCAGCTTTCTTCAGAGCAGCTTCAAATGCTGGATCTGAATTGATAAGCTTTAGCCCAAGTGGTTGTAGGGCAGTTTTACCAACAACAAAAGATTTACCTGATCCTGGTCCGCCAGCTAAAAATACTGCACGGAAGATTGCTGGATCATTAACACCTTCTTCAAGATATTCAATAAAATCTTTCATTGTCTTACCTTAGTTATTGCCGATATTATATTTCGGACAAAGTTCCCAATTATTCTTTTCTTTATGCGGAATCACTTTGATTTGGCGCAGAGGCGCTTTATCGGATGCTTGATCAGCATTAATGATACCTAGTAGTCCCCAATCAGATAGTAAAGTTGCAATAGTATTGCGTCTTTGAATATCATTATCCATTAAATTGGATGGCTTACCATCAAGAAGAAATAGTTCTTTAAAGTGAACAATAAAGTATCTTCCTTGTTTATGCAAAATATGGCATGATTGGTATAATTTATTATCT